TCACGGTCAACGGCCGCATGGCGGCCCTGATCGGCCAGCCGGTGTTTCCGCAAGGTTCTCTGTCGGGGGTCAAGTTGGTAGCGGGAGCCCGCTACGGGGTTGAACCACGATTGCATGTGCCTGTTTTTGCTATGGAGTTTTTTGGCGCGCGAAAAATGGGCCGGGCAGCCCTGCACCCATAGAACCAATGCGGACTATTTCGCCGCCTTGAAAATCTGCTCCACCGCTTGGTCGGCGGTGATCTCGCCGCGCTTGCGGGCCTCCAGGATCGGCTTGACGTCCTTGAAGGCCACGGTCTTGGTTTCCGTCACCTCAGACAGCCGCTGGCGCAACAGATACCCCTCCAGCGCCCAGATCTTGTTTCGCGCATTGTCGCGCGCGATGCGCCGGCCGATCGCCGCGTCGAAGTTCTCAAGCGAGGCCGAGGCGCTCTCGCCGGTGACGATGTAGCCGTTGCGCAGCGTCAGCGCGCAGATCGTCATCGTGGTGCCGGGAAACACGTGATAGGCCTCACCCACGATCGCGGCGTCGATCAGGGCCGGCGTCAGCCGCGGCGCGGTCAGGCCTTTCAGCTTCAACTCGGCCTCGATCGAGGCTTCGCTTGCGGAAAGTGGCATCGGTTCTTCCTCTATGGGGGGATTTTGCCGGGCATCCGGTCCGGCGCGGACTTCCTGGAAATCTCAGTGCTGCGGCGGGTTCGCCATCAAGGCCATGGCATCCATGACCTGCCTTGCCGTGATCTCCCCGCGCTTGTAGCGCGCCATGAGCGGGGCGACGTCTTTGGTGTAGTTGAGGGTTCTTGGCATCGGGTGATTCTTTCGTGAAGGAATTTGCGGACAACTGCCAGCGGTGAGGAGGTGAGACCGGTTCGGTTATCTGGCAGCGGCGTCGGCGGCCCGATTCCATTTAAAATGGTTGCGGCCGTAAACGATCCACAGCGCGAGGTTCATCGGCAGCAATCCCCATGCGCCGACGACACAAATCCAGATCAGCCACAGCAGCTGGTTGCCGAGCCCGATCAGCCAGGCCTTGGGATGCTTGTTGCCGGCCATCAGCGTCATCCAGATCGTGATGGCCGACAGCAGCCATGGCAGATAGATTGCGATCACCCGGCATCCTCCGCTCTCTGATCACCAGTCATGGCGGCGCCTCCGCTCCGCTGACAGTTGTCCAAAAATCTTCGAACGAACCGCACTCAGGTCCCCGAGCCCTGCACGAAGCAGTACACCCAGCCCCGATAGCTCAGGAACAGCACGTTATGACCGGTTGGATTGCCGGAATCCCACTTCAGCTTGTGGTTCGGAACTTCGATCTCGGTACCGTTCGGGATGTGCGGCCGGCGCAAGGGACCATCGTCGCGATCATCGGTGATGACGGCATAGGTCTTGCCGTCGCGGACGTGGACCTCGTCGGCCCAATAGGCGTCGGCCTCGCCGCAGCAGGGCGAGGTCGGAATATCGGGCTGCATCAGCTTCTGGTACCATTCGCGGACGGCGGGATCGCTGTTCTGCCATTGACCGACATCGCGCGCGAACGCATGGGCCGCGATGATGATGAGCGCCAGCAGGCCGAACACGGCAACCGCCAGCCAGCGATGCGCCGCGCTCTTCATGATGGCCTCTGCCCCAAAATCTGGTCTATCTTCCGCTCCAGCCGGTCGAAGGCCTGCCGGTTCTCCTTGCGTCGCTCTTCCGCCGCCTCGCGGTCCTCCTGGCGAAGCCGATTGAAATCGGCCCATCGGACGAAATTTTCCGCCGCGTGCAGCCTGTGATCGTCGATCTGTCGGCGAATTCCATCAAAGGCTTCACGGAAGTGGCCTGCCATCTCGTCCACCTTGTTTTCGACCCGGGATTCCGCCTGTGCGAGGCTGTGCTGCAATTCCGCCTTGAGCGCGGGTTCCTTGCCGCCGGCCCGGTAGATCCAGCCCAGCACCGCGCCGATCGCCGTGAGGCCACCGCCAAGGCCGGAGACGACATGCCCCCACCAGTCGAAACCGCCCCCTGCATCCTGTGGCTGCATCTCCACACCTCAACTATTGTTGTGAAAGTGTGAACTGGCCCACAACTCCCGCCTCAAAAAGGTACTTTGATAGTCCTCAGCCATGTCGAGCCCTACCCCTAGGGTTTGATGTGGTCAGGGCCGGGACGGCGTTGGAAGCGCCAGTCTCGGTCCGCTTGGTTTCAGAGGCCCGGGATCAACGTTGCGATCCCCGCGCCGCCTGAAATCACGATGCCCATGAAACTCGCGATGTCCTTCTTGACCATCGAAGCCACGGGCGAACACTTCAGCATGAAGTCGGAGTCCGGCTGCATCGCATTGCGCAGCTCCACCATGCGCTCGAACGAGGTGATGAGATGCGGATCGGGCGCCGGGATCTCCGTGCCGTCCGCGTTCGCCACCGCCTTCTGCTGGGTGTTGATGATGTCGATCCAGGCCTGCCAGCATGGCGCCGTCACCTTGGACCCGGTCGCCTGCGCCAGCTTCAGCGCGTATTGCAGGTCGGGCAGCAGCTTGGCGTCGAGTGCCTTGATCAGGTCGTTGGCGAGATCGCCGGTCGGCTTCACCCCGGTGTTGCGCTGGAAGTCGTCCGCGACCTTCTGCCCGATCGGGCCAAGCCGATTCTGCGCTTGAGCCGAAGGCGCGAACAGAAACCCCGACAATACGAACGCTGCGAGCAGGAGTCGGATGAGCCATTTCATGTCACGATCCCTTCGCGATGTTCTGCAGGGTCGTGCGCACGTCGGGCGTGGACGCGCCGACCTTCGGCTGGTTTGGATCGAGCGCCACCTGCGCCACGGTCTGGCTCGCGGTGGCGTCGATCTGCACGCGGGCCACGCCCGGCATGGCCGCGACGTTGCGGATTTGCGCGGCCTGTCCGGACATCGAGGTGATGATGCCGCCGAGGATCGCACTGCCGAGGCTGGCGACCGAGACGATGTCCTTGGCGATGACGGCGCCGAACAGGTCGGTGAGCTGTGCGGTCGCGCCGGTCAAGGCGCCATTGATGGCCAGGATGATTCCGATGATTTGCAGGGGTGTCAGGTTCACGGGGCTTTCTCCTCTTTCAGTTTCGGCAAGGCGGCGGCGAGCCGGCGCCGTCGCAGGGGTTCAGCAGGGTCTGCAGCGACAGGAACGTCTTGAAACTGTCGATGCCGCTTGCGATCAGCGGCCGGGCCAGGATCAGGATCGCAAGGCACAGGCCTGCGATCACCAGGGCGCGGGGTGACATGGCGGGGTCCTTCCGGGAAAACACCGGGGTTGAATGTGGATAGCGAGTCGCGGCGCGGTTGATCGCGCGCCGTTTACCAGCCGTGAGCAGCCTGCTTGGCCTCGATCGCCGTAATCCTCGCCATCACGTCGACGCCATTGAATTTGACGGTGCCGCCGTACTGGGTCGAGATATTGATCCCGGCCGGCATGGTGGATGCCCCCGATGTCACCGCAGACAACTGCACATCGCCGCCTTCGTTGGCGTTCCAGATCACGATGAAGTTCTTGGCGTCCTTGGAAACCGACTGCTGCAAATAGAGGACTGGCAGCGGGACCTGATTGCCATCCGCGGCACAACGAAAGCGGATATTGCCGGGGACGGACACGGTCCCGTCGGCCTGCTGGCCGAGTTTTGGCCGCGTGGTCCATCCCGTCAGGAAGTCGATGGTGCAGCCGCTGCCAGGCTTCCACGGAGCGCCGGACATATCGGTGAGAGTGTATTCACCGCGGATTTCGCCGACGAAATCACCTGGAGCATTGGCAACCGGCGCATCCGGCGTGCCGCGTCCGTTGACCAGACGCAGGAATGTCGGGGTCTGGCCAAGGCCGGGGCCGCCGCCGCCGCCATTGGTGAACCTCGAAACCACCGTTCCGTTGCCGAGCACGCCTTGCTGGTCGATCCAGACCGTGGTCCCAGCGCCGTTGGCGCTTGCGGGGTCGGCAAAGGCCGGCGTGGTGGTGGTGCCGAGAATGAGCGGGATACCGCCGCCAGTCACGACCGGATATTGTTGAGCTGATGCGGAAAACGATATCAACGTCGCGACGACGAAAGCTCCGATGAGGCGCATGTTCTTACCTTAGGTCGTGGAAGCATAGGTGCATGAGACGCGCAGCACCGAGGTATTTGTGAAATCGGTATCGGCCAGCGCCGTGTTCGCCCCGGCTGCATACCGGGACAGGCTGATGTTCGTCGCGGATGTGCTTACCGTCGCCTGAACCGTCGTAATCGTTCCAGCCGCGAAATTGTTGATCTGGACCGAGCATGGGGTCGTCGAGGCTATGTTGGTAACCGGCAACCCGGTAATCAGCGCAACGCCGGTGCTGCTTCCCTTGTTCGTGAAGACAAGTTCGGCTGAGACCAGGACGATGCGTCCTATCTTCGTCGCAAAGCCAACCTGCGTCCCATATGTGATTCCGGTCGATCCGCCGCCGAACGTTACGGCCGGCGTCCACGAGGACTCCTTGTAATCGTCAAGCGTGTTGGCATCGGCGGAGGGGTTTTGCGTCGCCGGGAACTTGATCTGGCCAGCGCTCGCGCCGGAGATGTCGGTCAGCCCGGTGTTGACCAGAGCGGCGAAGGTTGGGTTGGTTGCTCTCGCGTAGCCACCGGTTCCTGTTGGCGCGGTGCCGTTGTTATAGAGATCGCTTTGCAGATTGAGGGTGCCAGCCCCCTTGTTCGCGCCAGTCGGCGCACCGAGCGTCGTGCTGCCGTCAGGATAGACGTTAATCCAGTTCGCAAGCGAACTGGTCCCCGTGAAGACGTGCCAGATCCCGCTCGCATCCGCGGTGGTGCCGGCGGCATTGGTTGCCGACGAGAAGTAGTTGTAGACCTTGCGCCCCACCGCACCGTCGCCGAGATAGGTGTCCCGGTTGCTGTCGTTGCGGAACGCGACATTGCCCGCGCCGTCGCAGAACTGGACCATGTTGGACAGCGAGGACGACAGCCCGCTGCAGCTGCCGAGGATCACGTCGTTTGCGCCGGTGATGATGCCGGCGCCAGCCTGGCCGGCCGCGGCGAAGAAATTACCGGTTCCGGTGGTCAGAGTCGGTGCCGAGTTTGACCCGAGAAACAGGCCGCTTCCCGACGTCATCACCCCGGCAGAGTTATATCCGACGGCGGTATTGTCGTTGGTCGACAACGTCCCGGCCGAGAGCGCAAATGCGCCGATACCCGTGTTCCGTGACGTTGGCGCGACCTGAGCGCTGTTCGAGCACGCGAAATATCCATGGCAGGTGCTGTAATCACCAAGACCAATGGTCTGTGTGCCGAGCAGCGCTTTCCATCCGCTCGAATCGTTGCCGGAACCGTCGATGTTGTAGATCTGGTTGGCCTCGCCCCATCCCGCGTTGCCGAAAGCCGTCGTGACGAATTCGCCGCTTTCGAAACCGCCATAGGTATTATAGCTGGCGGTGGTCATGTTGTTGCAGGTGGTCAGACCCACACAGGTCGTGTAGCGGCCCTGCAGCGAGATCGCCGTGAGTGTCGTTCCTCCGGGTGTCGCCACGCCCTGCGATGGCGACACGGTATAGACACCGATACCCCCAGGTGTTCCCGACACCTGCGCCCGGATTTGCGTGCCCACTGTTACATTGCCACCCGAGAGCGTCGCCGTGCCAACTCGCTCGACCGGCACCGTGCCCGTCGTGATCGCGGTAACCGTGAGCGTGGTGCCGGAGACCGATCCAACGAAGGTCCCGGCATTGTGCACCAGGGTGGTGCCGCCGTTCCCCACCATCAGCGTGGAGTTGGCCAGGCCGTTGTCCAGCATCCCGGTCGAGGGCACATTCCACAGGACGGTGGTCGCCCCCGTCCCGGAGTCCATCTGTAGCGCGCCGAGGGAATTGATCGAGATCGTGGGATTATTGCGCAGCAGGTTGCCCGACGTTCCGTTCCAGCTCGGAATGGTCCTGTCGGTCGAGGTGCCCGTGACGGCCATCGCGCCGAGACTGGCGCGCGCCGCCGCGGCCGTCGCCCCGCCGGTCCCGCCCTTGGGGATCGACAGCGGCGAGGTGCCCTGATTGACCTGGGCGAGTGCCGGCTCAGCGATGAGCACGAAGGCAAGCGCCAGCGCGATGAGGCCGCGAAGCTTCATGATGTCAGTCCGATGATGGAGGTGATGGGATCAGGCGCCGCGCGGGATCACTCCGGCGCGACAGGTTCGGGCTTGTCGACAGGTGCTGCGGCATCGGCCGGCTTGGTCTTGGCCGCATCGTCGGCGGCTTTCTTCGCGTCAGCCGCCGACTTTGGGGCGGCATCGTCGGCCGCCTTCTTCGCCGCGGCGGCCTGCGCCTTTTTCACCTCGTTCTGGAGCGCCACCACCCACATCGAGATCGAGCGACAGACCGCGGCATCATTGCGCAGCATCAAGGATGCCACGCAGCTATCGACCATCGAGGGCAATTGCGCGGCTGCGGTCTGCGCGCCGTCATCGAAGTCGATCACGATGGGGGCGGCCGAGGCCGGAGCAATCAAGGCTGGCGCGGCGATGAGGGACACAGCAAGGCATGCAGAGACGATCAATCTCATGTCGGAAATCCTTCGTGATGTCGTTGGTGGTGAGGGTGTCAGTACGCGCCCGTGCCGTCGGGCAGCGGCGTCAACGTGATCGAGCCGCCGGCGCCGTCGATGGTGTAGGAATAGTTCACGGTCGCCATCTGCGATTGCCCCGCCGCCGGCGTAATCGTGATCGGGTTGGCAACCGTGGCCAGCGCCGACTGGTCGACGATGCGCAGCGGCTTGACCCGCGCCGACCAGTCCACCGTGACCGTGAACGGCACCGCATAGACCAAAAGCACGTCATCGGTCGGCAGTGCCGCATAGGGCGAGACCGGTTGCCCGACCCCGCCGAGCTTGGTCACCACCTTGTTGGCGGACACGGCGGAAATCTGCAGCATCACCGCGACATTGGTCAGCGGATTCCATGCCAGCACATAGGTATTGTTTGGGTCCGCGACGTTCTGGGTCTGCGCCAGCCCGTTGAAGTTGATCGAGACGGTCCAGATGTTGCCCGCCTTGGCAATCGCGACCAGGCCCGAGCCCTTCACGGTCGCCGGGAACGGCGAGGAGGTGTTGACCCGCACATTCGCTGGCAATGTCATGGCAGACCATAGGGGTTGGAGGTGGCGGGCAGCGCGATCGGCATGGTGGCGACGCCGCCGGAGACGATCGGCAATTTGCCGACGAAGGCCTGCCGCGAGTCGTAGCCATCGAACAGCGTCATCGCCGCGCCATAGGTGCGATGCCGCAGCTTGGCCATGATGGAGGCCGGAATCCGGATCTGCAGCACGCCAAGGCCGATCACCGTGATGCCGTTGCCGAGCTGGGCTGTGATCAGCGGCGAGACCGTATCGATGCCGATGTCGGAGGAGGACTCCGAATAGCCGGAGCCGTCGGCATGGTGATGATGGCTGCGGATCTCGAACTCGAAGGCGCAGCCGACCTGCATCACCAGCACACCTGTGGACGGCGCGTAGCTCGTGACATAGCCGAACATGGTGTTCTTGCCGGTCGCATCCGAGATCGTGGCGAAGGCCCCTGCCGTGATCGCGAGGTTCTTCCCCACCACGGGGGCAATCGCCTGCATCTCGTTGCCGAATGGATAGTCCTTGATCGTCAGTTGCGTCACCGAGGCCGTGATGATGGTGCCGACCGTTACCGTCCATGCGTTGCCGGTAAAATCACCCGGCGCGGCCAGCGTCCGGCCCGACAGGTCGATCGCCGCCCCCGTGTCGTCATCGAAGAACGACACCGTGCGAAGCAGGTCTTCGCGGTTGGTCTGGACGGGAAAAAGGACGGGCCAGGCGTACATGCGGGGAAAGGCCTCGATGGTGGGTGAAGGAGGCTTGTTCGATCAGGGGTTGTGGTGGTAGAGGAAGGGCATTCAAATCAGTTTTTGGGAGTCAAAGCCCATGAAAGCGGTTCTTGGCGTGCTGGCGTGGTCGGCCATCATCGCGACATTTCTGTTTTTGCTGCCGCTGACCAACACCGGGCTGTAGCCTTCACAGCTTGATGTAGAAGGTCTTGAGCATGGTGGGCTGCACCGTGCGGAAGCCGGACGGCGAGGCCGATCCAAACGGCGTTCCCGTGAAGGTCAGGGAGGACGACACAAGGCTGAAAGCCATGTTGGAGCTCGCAGAGAACGCGCCCGTCGTAATGTTGTTGGTGCCGCCGCCGCCAGCGGAGGAGATGTTGCTTGCTAGCAAGAGCGAATTCAGGGTCACCGAGCCGGCAGGGACGACCTGTGGCAACTGGTTCTGGTTCGAGAGCGCATTGAATTCGATACCTCCTGAAGCACCGAGCACCGTGCCGGTGCCGAACCAGCTTGACGTCAGTCTATTGGCGCCTGCAGCGCCCATGGTGTCGAGACCCGCCGAAACGCGCCCGCGCATGTCCGGCGTGGCGATGGTCTTGTTGGCGTTGTAGTCGTTGAGCGCATTGCCGGTGCGCCCGCCGCTGACGACCAGGTTCGGATCGATGTTGTAGAGATAGACGAACAGCGCCTGGGTGTCGGCATTGGCGCGTTCGGTCGCGCCCGAGACCGCGTTGCCGATGGTCAGCCCGTTTTCCCGCACCCAGCCCGACAGTGGCCCGGTGCCGTACCTGATCTTTTCGTCGCCGGTCGCCATGATCGTGGTCGGGTCGACCGTGCCGCCGCCTCCACCGCCGCCGGAGGATGGCCCCAGCACCTGCATCGTGGTGTCGACGTAGACGAGGCCCTGGCTGTCGGTGAGCCGGATATGGGTGAGCCCGTCGGCGAGCCAGTGCTGCGGCACCCGGCCCGTGGAATCGCATTGCAGCGGGTTCGGCAGCGGAGTAGTCAGCCCGAAGTCGGAAAAGATGTTCTGTCGGGTTGCCACCGTGCCGGCGACATAGAAGTTGAGCAGGCAGCCGATCAGAGGGGCGCCTGTCGAATCAAACTGCTGCACCAGAGACAGTGGCGTGGTACCGGCGCCGGAGGCCGGCGAGAGGCCGATTCCCGCTGCTGTGGCGAGTAAAATGGCAAGTCGTTTCAATGTCTTACTGACGGACATGGGGGCCTTTTCCACACGCCCATCGTTGCCGGGAGTCCGGAACGGGCGTAAAGTTTGCGGATGTCGATTTTTCAGAAGCAACTGAAGCGCGAGGCCGGATGGGATGTCCGGGTCGCTCTTGTCTGGGCTGTGATCTTTTTAGGTCTCGGGCTGATCCTGCCGCGCTGGACCTTCTGGTACTGGTTCGCGCCGATCGCGCTGTTCTGGTTTCGCTACCTGTGGGTACGCGGCCGGCGCAGCGAGGAGCTATTGCGCGCCAGTAGCCTGGCTGATGGCGGGCGTAGCGCCCCGGGCTGCTATCGCAGCGAGGCCGGCATCTGCATTTCGGATGGCACCCATCATATTCTGATTGCGCGAAATCAGCCGGATGCCCTTCTGCAGCTGCCGCACATCGTTGGAGACGAGTAGCTTCGCGACCTGCTGCGCCACGCGCTCGTCGATTGCCCGATGTCCGCGCGCCGCGCCATAGACCAGCGCGGCTTTCATCAAGGCCTGCGGGTCGCCCGTGTAGCTCTCGTAGCCCCCAACACCACCGGCCAGCCCCAGTTCGACCAGTTGCCGCGCCGTGGTCGAGTTGCCCTGCACGGCGGGCCGCGCCAGATCCATGATGTTCTCGACGTGCATATGGCTCATCACTTCAGCCGCGCGCTGGCGTCCGAGCGCGATTTCCAATTCTTCCTTGGCAGGGCCTGACTTTGCGATGCGGTTGACGATGGTGCGGCGATCCGGGTTCTTCTCGATGGTCTGAATCAGACGATCCGCGTAGCCATCGGCGAACAGCTGCTTTTCCTCCGGCGACATTTTCGCCAGTTGCTTGCGCGCCTCGCGCAGGCCGAACCGCTCGCTCGCGCCGACGAAATTCTGCCCCGCCTCCAGCGCATCGCCGGCGCCGAAGAACCGCGCAGCACCGGCCCGCGCCTGGGCGTAGGACGGCACCAGGCTGTCGACATGCTCGCGCAGGATCCGTGCCCAGTCGCGGGACTCCGGGGTTCCGGTCTTGTCGAGGTTGCGCTTGACGATGTCCCAGAACTGCAGGTTCGGCTCCATCCTGGAGCCGTCCGGGTTGGTCTTGAGCTTCAGCCGCCCGGTTTCATCGAACTGGAATGGATTCTTCGGCGGGGTGAAGCCGAGCTTGGCCGCGTCATTCTTGGCCGACACCATCGCCTTGCGGATGGCATCCTGCACCACGGGGGCCTGGCTGATCTGCTCCAGCGACTCGTCAAACTTCAGGTTGGCGCCTTCCGAATAGGCTTTCGCATAGGCCGGCCGGTTCACCGTGCGCGCGACCTTGTCCAAAGCCTCCTGCTGCGCATCGGCGTTCGGATAGTGGAAGACGCCCTTCATGCGGTCGGCGAAGCGCGAGGACTGGCTTTCGAAGCGGTCATCGATCGCACGGTTGAGCGTGGCGCGCGCCTCCGGCGAGGTGTTCGCCGCGCTCCGCGCCAGTGCCCGCGTGGTCTCGCCGCCGATGTCCATCATGTTGACGGGCTGGCCCGCCTGGCGCGCGGCGGCGAATTCCGCAGCGGTCAATCCGCCGGAGCCGGTCTTGATGTCGCGGTCCATCGCGCTGGCAAGCCGCCGCTCGCCTTCCGTGACCGGGTCGCGGATGCCTCGGATGGCGTTCTGCACAGGCCGGGTTGCAACGTTTGCGACCCGTCCCAATGCCGGCGACAGCGTACCGACCACGCCGCCGACCCCGCCCGCCGTGATCGGGTTCTCACCCTGTAACGCGGCGTCAGCCCCGCTGATCGCCGCATTGCTGATGCCGCCCTGCGCCATCAGCTCGGGCAGGGTATCCGCCGCAAGCCCGAGAGCCCGCGCGCCCATGGCGGTCGCGCCTACCGCACCGGTCGCCCCGATCCCGCCCGCGATTTCTGCGGCCGTGTCGATATAGGGGTGTTCGGTGTGGAAGGCCTCATCCTTGGCCTTACCGATGTCCATCGCCTGGCTGTAGCGCTGGCCGAAGGTCTCCCCGGTCAGCTTCTGTTCAGGCGTGGCTGGATCGACGAACGGCGCCAATCCCGCATCGATCGCCGCATTCATCTTGCTGGCCAGCGCGCCGACGATCGGCACCCCACGCGCCAGCGCGCGCCCGACGCCTTCCACCATGCCCGGTGCCTGCCCCGATGGCGTCAGCTTCAGCTTCTTGGCAATCATGTCGACCTTGGCGTGCTGCTCGTCCTCCGACATATCGAGGAACGAGTCGTCGACACGAACCTTGCGGCCTTCGATGTTGAGCACGGGCATTATTTCTCGATGCTCCAGCCGAAACCGTCAGGCGTGGTGTTCTGGAAGGTTGAGGACTTCGCCGACGACGCGCCGCCCTTGGCGGTCGCGCCGCTTTCCTCGCCGGCCTTCTTCTTCGCGCCGCTGCCGTACTCTTCCTGCGTTTTCTTCAGCGCGGTCTTGGCCGAATCGAGCTCAAGCTCCATCTGGTCGAGCGCGGCGTTGATCTGGCCATTGCTCCATGCCTTGTCGAGAATGTCGTGGGCGCGCTCCATGTCGGCCGCGCCGACGGTCCCGACCGGCTTGAGGATCTTGGCATAGACCGGGATCAGCGATTCCACGGCGACACCGAGCCGGATCACGTTCGGATCGCCCGTGCCCTTCTTCGCCGCCTGGATCAGCTTGTTGATGCTGGGATACTCGGTGCGCGGCACCTGCGCGGAGATATCGCGCACCCGCGGGATCAGGCTCTTGGCCTCGTTCTCCGCGAGCGTCAGGCCCGCCGCGCGGTTCTCCAGCGTGCGCAGGCCCGCGGCTTGCGTTGCGAACTTCTGCCAGCGCGTCGACCATTCGCTGGGGTCGCCGCCTTCGGCGATTTCCTTCTCCGCTGCGGCCGTGCGGATCGCGGTCGCCTGCTGCTGGCCCTGGATGCCGCGGCCCATATTCGGCGGCAGCTTGCCGGTCTGCCGGTAGGTCTCCGCATCGGCATCAAGCGTGGCGCCCGACTCGCCGCCGGAGCTGCCATAGGCAGCTGCGGCCGGACCTTGGTACAGCGTCTTGCCGGTCCGCGGATCGATCAGCGTCGAGCTTGCGCCGACGGTGAGCGGCTTGATCGACGCCTCGATCCGATTAGCCCAATCCTTGAAGTACTCAGCCTGTGCGGCGCCGTTCGGCATTTGGGCATACTTCACCGCCTCTTGCTTTAGCCGCTCGATGGCCTGCTGGGGATCGGTATATCCCGGTGGCAGCGCCACTTGCGGTGTGATCGGTCCCTGCGGCTGGCCTCCGGCTGCCTGTGGCACGCTCGCCGGCACGGGCACGCCAGATCCTCCGGCAGGAGGAGCCGGCGCACCCGTGCGGCCCGCAGGTGCCCCTAGGCCTAGCGACGCCTCTCGCGTTGGCGAGGGCGTACCCGCGTTTGCCGAAGGCGGCAGCGAACCGCCGCTGTCGCCCCCAAACCGGTCCTTGAACGACGGCGAGGCGTCAGCCGTCTTGGGCGACAGGTTGTTGCGTTGCGCGTATTGCCGCAGCATGCCTTCGGCTTTCAGCGCCTGCTCTGCCGTCAACGGTGCATTCGGATCGACCTTGAGCGCCTTCGCCACATTGGTGGCGACCACGCCAATCTTGTCGCTGCCTGACGGCAGGAGGTCAGTGACGCGCGAAATCACGCTGCCAGCGGAATCGCCCTGCGGCCCAGGCCCGGGAGGCGGCAGCGGCTTGGCCGGGATTGACGTAGGCGCAGCCTGTGGTGCCGGTTGGGCTTGGGGCGGGCCCGCTCCTTGCGGCGGGCCACCACTGATTAGCGGTGACACCGGTGCGGGCTGTTGCTGCAGCATCTGCATCGCTTCCGCAGGATTTCCCATGGCTGCGATAATGCTAGCCGCTTTGCGGTAATCGAGCGTTCCGGTTTTGGCAAATTCCTCCTGCAGTTGCTTTTGCAGGCCGGCAATGTTCTGCATCTGATCAAGCCGCGCCTTCTCCGTGGGCAGCTTGTACGGATCATCCGCCGACCAGTTTGCAAAATTGGAAAAGTTCATCAGCGGCGCGGAATAGCTCGCGCCGCCCGGAGGTGAGACCGCGGTCGGAAACTCAGCCATCGCTCTTCACCACGCACGAATTGAGCAAATCGACGATTTCCTGCAACAGCATCGCGCCTGGTCCGCTTGAAGGCAACATGCCTCCACAGCGAGCCAAGTTGATATTGCTGGATAACGCGATCGCTTCGTCACCCCGAATGAATACGCCGGGCCAGTCTTCACCAAATTGAAGCGGACCGGTTTCCGCTCGTAAATCGTGATCGACCACACGAAGATAGTATTTGTCGCCAATTTTCGGCATCACGCCGCCTCGAGGAAGCGCGCGAGTTCAGACGCGAACTGGGTCGCCCGGCCATAATCCACAGCCTTGTACCCACCGATCTCCACCACCGCATCAGGCCGCACCTTCTCGACCTCCTGTGCCATCAGGCCAATGCGCGGCGTCGGATCGCCGATGTAGTTGTAGCGGTAGACGTTGCTGCCGTCGTAGAGTTCGCCGACCTTTGCGATGTCCTCTTTCAGCCGTTCGTCAGAGAACATCGCCATGACCGAGGGCAGCGCCGAGGAGATCGCAGAGCCTGCGCCCTGGATCGCATTGCCGCCGACCGTGCCGCCGCCCTGCGTGCCCATGCCGCCGAGACTCCCCAGCATGTTCCAGAAGTTGCCGGAGGCATTGTAACGGGCAAGATCGGCGTTGGCGTTGGCGTTGCCGATCCCGGTCTGGGTCTGATAGCCGAGATTGGCAAGCGTGTCGTACTGGCCCGCGGTCGCGTTGCCCAGCCCCGTGTTGACCCCGGCAATGCCGCTCGCCGCCCCACCGGCCGCGCCGAGGAACGGCTGCAGCTGGCTGACGTACTGATTGTACGTGGAGTCCGCGAGGCCCTGGTTGACCTTGTTCAAGGCCAGCAGCTGGTTGCCCGAGGCATTGGTTCCTGACGCTGCGGCCTGTGCGTTGACCGTGTCGTCCAGCGTCTGCTGCTGGAACTTGTAGCCCGGGGTGTTGCGCAGCGCAGTCAGAGCGGCATCGCTACCGGCCTGCCCGTTGAGCCCCAGCACGTTGCCAAGCTGCGTCGTTCCCTGTTGCGCCTGGCTGAAGTTCTGCATGAACGGCTGCAGCGCCGCCGTGTAGTTGGTCTTGAGCGCGTCGATGCCCTGGTTGATGTTGCCGGAGGCCTGGTCATAGGCACGGTTGAGGCCAGCGGTCTGTGCCGCAGCCGCGTCCTTCGCCGGCTGGTCACTGAAGATATCGAAAATTCCCATTATGTCACCCTCACCATCAAGACCGACCCGTTCCGATACATGTAGTTCACCGGCACCCCGGCCGCCGCCGCAGCCGCATCATTGACCGCGTTGACCAGGATCGGCAGCGCACCGGCATCGAGTGCGCGCAGGTAATCGCGAAACGACTGCGACGCCCGCCCAGCGTTGTCGGCGATCGCAAACTGCGGATCGAATTTGGTTCGCGCGCTCACGGCTGCACCTCACGCGGATTGTCCGACATCGTGCCCCCGAGGAACGACCGATACACCGGATCGGTGATATCGATCCTCCAGCGCGTCCCCATGGCAGTCGATTGTCCCCGGTTCTTCACGGTCGCCCGGGCCCGCTTGTTCTTGCGCTGCGGCTGCAAGGGGCGGACCGCCGGGTTGTCGTAGCTCCAGCCGCCATCCTTGGAGCAGGAGATCGCAACCTGAGGAGCTGCGGCGTTCGCGGTCACCGAGATATCGGTTGCGGTGCCGCCCGAGACATAGGCATGCACGAACACCGTGCCCTGCAGCTCGATATGGGTGCCGTCCACCACCGTGACCGGGAAGGTGCCGTTGGCTTCCGTGGTGCCGGTCACGCCCGCGACCTGGACTTCGTCGCCGGTGGTGGCGAGCACCGTCTGGTTCACCGCGAGCCGCACCACGCCCCCGGTCCCGGCCGCGGCGCCTGTCACTGTCATCACGTAGTTGCCTTCGACCAGGCCCGTGCCGAACACGAAATCGAAATCCGCCCGCGCAATCCGATGGGCTTCCGGAAAATCCCGGACTGGTCCTGATTCCATCCGAAACAGCATCGGCGAGCCGTTCTCGGCGAACGTGTCATCGTCCGGATAGAGCACGTTGCCCGACTGGGTGTCGCCGACCAGCCAGCGGCTGAAGGCCGGATGGCCGCCGACCGCGCGCCAGCGCACGTATTGTCCTGCGCTGTAGGACTGCCGCTCGCACCACTTCCGCGTCGAGAGATTGAATTCCCAGCTCCAGTCCGGCGAGGAGACGTGCCAGAACTTCTTGCCGCCGGCGATATAGACCCCGGCATCCAAGAGCTTGCCGGCCTGGATGGCGTCCTCGATCAGCTTGTCGAGATCGGGCGGCGAGACCTTGACCGGCGACAACGAGCCCGGCGTCAGCCAGTAGACGCCATGATCCTGCGCCACCCACAACAGTTCCGAAAACCCGGTCTCGTTGCCGGCAATGGCGCCGGACTGCACCAGGCCATATTCGATCACGGTGGAGCGGCTGTAGGGAAAGGCCGGCGCCGGGATCGCGGCATCCTGCCAGACCTCGCAGCCGCCGGTGGTGAACAAGAGCAGCGCCGAGGAGAACGGAATCCCGCGCAGCAAGGTCACGTCGGCCTTGGCCTGGCAGGTGATGAAGGTCAGCGCGTTCTGCGTCAGCGCGTTCAGCCCGGAGGCAAAGCAGCGGCCGTCGGCGATGGTGAAGAAGAAATAGCCGTCCTGGTTGCACACCGAATTCGGCTGCGGCAGGTTGCCGCCGCCATTGTAGGCCGCGGGCGCGCCGCCGGTCGAGAGCTGATAGGCGCCGTTGTCGACGTCGACCGCGACCACATCGGGCGTTGCCGCCTGGTTGCGCGCGATCGACACCAGCTTGGTGCCGAGCATGGTGCCGAGCACATTGACAACGCCGTTGACGTCGACCGTGGTCGCGGTGTCCTTGAACAGCTCATAGGACAGGTTCTTGACCAGGAGCCCGCCGCGATAGCCGGTCTGCCCCGTGACCGCATGCTGCAACAGCCCCGGCGAGCCCATCCATTTCTGCCGCGCCGGTCCGGTCGGGCGGCCCTGTTCCTCGAGCGGCTGCGCGTAGCAGTTGATCAGCCGCCCGCCGCCCTCCTGGGGATTGGCGCCGGGAAACGACGACAGCGGAAACGGGATCGGGACCGGCTTCTGCAGCATGTCAGAAATTCTGCATCCGCTGGACTTCGTAGGTGGGCTTGCCGCGGGTCATGATCTTCAGCGACTTCGCCGCCGTCCCCGCGCCGATCTCGACCGCCCCTGCCCCGCCAAGTCCCTTGTTCACCAGCGTCATCAATTCCTCGCCGACGATGCCGAGCGAGGATCCGCACTCGCCGGCGACGATGTCGGCGAGATCGGAAAACCAGGCGCCCGGGATGTTGTCGGGATCGGAGACGTAGGCGATCTCGAGCCCCGCGATCTTGCGCAGGATCGAGTCGAGTTGCGTGCTGACGTTGGCGACGTCCTCCGGGTCCGAGGCGTTGCCGAGCGACAGCACGCCTGAACGCTGCAGCACCAGCGTGATCAAGTCGGAGGAGGTACGATAGGGCGAGGCCATGGCCTACCAGGGCAGCTGGGTAAAGCCGTGGCGCAGCCACACCTGCGCCAGCTGCGCCTCGGTGAGCTCGTCGCGCTTGGCCAGATCGTGCAACCGCGGCATGAACAGGTTGCCGATGAAGTCGTAATCGTCGGTGCCGACGCCGCAGACCTGCCGCAGCTCGC